ACAGGATCAATTGACTACTCTGCAGCGGCAGTTGAATTTAAAATAGTAGATAATAGTGGAACTAGTTTAACAATAGCAACAGCCGATCATACTTACTTAACATTTGATTCTACAAATAGTGCAGAAAAAATTATAGTAGGAAAAGCACTAGACTTAAATGGAAACCAATTAATACTTGATGCTGATGGTGATACAAAAATTAAATCAGATACAGATGATCAAATTGATTTTGTAATAGCAGGTTCAGGAGAGTTAAAATTAACTGCTAATACTTTAAGACCAACAGCAAGTGCAGGGTTAGCCCTAGGTACTTCTTCTTATAAATTTAGTGCAGCTTTTGTTGATCACTTAAAACTAGATGGCGGTACTATTTCATCAACAAACACAGATGGTGATATCAATATTACACCAGATGGTACTGGTAGAGTTCATCTTGACGGTTTTGCCTTCCCAGTAAATGGCGCAGGTTCAACAGGACAATTCCTAAGAAAAGATTCAAACGGAGACTTAGAATTTGCTACTGTAACATCAAGTTTCACACTATCAGCAGACTCAGGCAGTAACGATACATTTAGTACTGGTGGTACTTTAACCTTTACAGGTGGAGAAGGTATCGATACAACTGTATCAGACGATACAATCACAATAGCAGCAGAAGATGCAAGCACTTCAAACAAAGGTGTAGCTTCATTTGCAAATGCAAACTTTACAGTTTCAAGTGGTGCAGTTAGCGCAAAGAATATTACTTTAGGTTCAAGCACTTTAACACTTGGTTCAACTACTACTGCAATCGCAGGAGTTACTCAATTAGATGTAGATAACGTAAGAGTAAACGGTAATGAAATTAGTAGCACAAATTCAAACGGTGACATTTCACTAAATCCAAATGGATCAGGTACAGTTGATGTAAATAGTTCAAGAATAGTAAATGTTACTGATCCATCAGGTGCACAAGACGCAGCTACAAAAGCATATGTTGATGCAGTAAAACAAGCACTTGACGTAAAAGATTCAGTAAGATTAGCTTCAACAGCAAATGTATCTCTAACAGATGGTTCATCAGGCCTAGAAGCAGGAGACGCTATTGATGGTGTAACTCTTGTAGCAGGAGATAGAGTACTTCTTAAAAACCAAACAGACGCTTCAGAAAACGGTATATATGTAGCAGTGGCTTCTGGTGGTAATCCAGCAAGATCAACAGATGCAAATACTTCATCAGAAGTTACAGCAGGTATGTTTGTATTTGTTACAGAAGGTACTACAAATGCTGATAATGGATTTGTACTTACAACAAATGATACTATTACTTTAGATACTACTGATTTAACATATACACAATTCTCAGGTGCAGGACAAGTTGTTGCAGGTGATGCACTAAGCAAATCTGGTAATACTCTGAATGTAAATGATGATAACGTTACTTTAGAAGTCAATACTGACGCACTTAGAATTAAAGGAATAACTGCAACTGCAGTCGGTGATATACTACTCGGTGCAGCTGGTAATGCAGGATATACAAGACACGTAAAACCGTCAGGCTCAGCAACAGCATTTAGTTATCTATTATCTATGGATACATCAGGAAATGCAAGATGGGCAGACGTACTTGATGGTGGAACTTTCTAAAGTTCCACTCTCCGCCTATATAGGCATAGAAAAGGAATACCATAAATATGGCACAGACAATACAATTAAAAAGATCAGCAACAGCAGGTAATATACCTGGCACTTCAGATTTAGCACTCGGTGAAATAGCGATTAATACCGCTGACGGTGCTGTTTACATTAAAAAAGGTAACGATGATATTGTCGCAGTTCATGATAATGATATTCTTCATATAGACACTAGTAATGCCCGAGTAGGTATACTAACAACTTCTCCAGCATATCCTTTAACTGTAAATGGTTATATTGGTAT